GAAGCACAGGCGCTTCGTGAAGGATTGCTAAACGCTGGTCAAGGTGCGCTTGGCGTTGCTGGTCAAATCATGGGTGGAGGCTGACATGCCGTTGCGTAGCGATATTTTCGACCCAAGCGGTCAGGTTGACCCAAACTCTGAATTGGCGAAGCGAACGCAGCGCGAGCAAGCCTACGGTCAGATGTACGAGCAGGCCCTTGGCACGCTTAAGCCACCTGCGATGGGCGCCAAGTACATGCAAGGCCCAGAAGGTAAACTCTGGCAAGGCATTGAGCAGCAGCAGCAATTCGGAGCGGCGCAAGCTAGCAGGCGCGGATTCAATCCGTTTGCCGCTCGAGGTGCTACGCAGGCAGGCTCCGAGATGGAGTCTCAAGGCTATGGCGCAGCTCAGGGCATCCGTGACCAGCAGGAAGCGTTTAGGCGCCAAGCGGAGCTTGGATTGCTTCAGCAGCGCACTGGGCAAGACTTCGCGCAGGCAGGCATTGAATCGCAGCAGCTTGGACAGCGACTTGAGGGCATGAACTGGGAAGCGGCTCAGCGTGCAGCGCTTCAAGCTGAGCAGGACGCGCAGGACCGCAGAGCGTTTGAAGGAGGCATGGGGGCGTTTGGAAGCGCGCTGAACCTCATTACTTCCGATGAGCGAATGAAGACGAGCATCGAAGACGGTGGCCCTGCTGCTGACGCTTTGATGGATTCGCTTGGTAGTCCGATGACCCGTGAACAAGCCATCAAGTATTACAACACGCCGGCGGGCGCATCGGCTGACCAGGTTCAAATGGTTGGCGAGTTTGGAAACCGTAAAAACCCGCGAACTGCTATCGTTTACACTGGCGACATGAAAAGCAAAGCTAAGCAAAACCAGGCTGATTACGAGTTGATTTCAGATGAGGACTACGGTGCGGCTAGTCCGCAGCAGCCTGTTGCAGACCTCATGGCGCCCATGTCGATGCCGATTCGAGGCGTCGCCATTCAGAGCCTCGGCGAAGGTGGCCCGTCGCTAGCGGATATGCCGCAAGGCGTTGTCATCCCGTCGCAGCAACTTGGGATGAATGTTCGCGGCCTAACGCCTGAACGTCGCGCTCGAGCCGAGGAAGCTCTTGGCATTGCGCGTCCAATTGATCCTCGCGCGGCGCAATACGTTGCTCAGCAAATGCCGCGAACGTCCGCGATGCTTGTAAGTGGCCCATCTGTGTCGGATGAGGAATATGGAACCGTGGCATCGATGCATCCAATGCAGCCGCTTGGAATGAGCGTCCGTGGCATGACGCCAGAGCGCAGGCAGGCCGCTGAAGCTCGCCTAGGTATCACGCGCCAAATCGACCCTCGAGCCGCTCAATATGTGGCGCAGCAGATGCCAAAGTCCTCAGCAATGATCGCGCGCGAACCTGCGATTTCTGATGCCGAGTACGGAACGGTAGAATCAATGCAGCCAGAGAACGTTCGCACGGCTGCTGACATTGCTGGCAAGCCTGTGAGATTGCCAAGCGGTATGGTGCAGATGCCTACTCAGGTGATTCGCGCTGAAACGCCGGAAGAAGCACTTAGGCGGCGCAATGCTGAACAGCTCGCAGCGTACTTTAATGAGCAAGCTGGAGTACTTGAAACCAAAGCATCAAAGTCGCCTCAAGAAAAGGGCAGCGAGCTTGCAAGCGCCATGGACGCTTATGCGAAAGACTACGCAAAAAAACTTGGCACAGGAGGCATTGACCAGGCGCTTAATACCTCGTCGCCTCAATCGTTTGACTACCGCGCTGGCGCCGGTGCGCCTGGTCGGCAACTCGGCGTGATGGCGCAGGACATGGCAAGCGCTCCGCTTACGCGTGCCATGGTAACTCCGACCTCGCAGGGCCTTGCGCTTAACCCTGCCAAGGCTGTTGGACCATTGCTTGGCATGGTTGGACGGCTAAACCAACGCGTTAACAAGGTTGAGGGTAAGTGACATGCCTGATTATGAAGGCAGAACAGATTTTTTAGGAGTCCTTGATCGTGCGGGAGAAAAGTTTGCCCCATTCTCCCGCGCGTTGATGGGATTTTCAGACATTCCTGCGCAGCAAAAGCCTTTACAGGAGCAACCTCAAGGAGCGCTTGATCTTCCAAAGCCTGCGGATGCTCTTTCAGGAGTTGTTAGCGGGTATCGAGCTTTGCAACAAGCCGCCGCCGCGCAGCTTGGTGAAGCCAAAGGCGTTCCTCCAATGCTTGCAAGGCCAGCAGAGCAAGTGGCTTCGCCTGTGCAGCAACAGGCATTGCAGGCAGTACAAGCAAGGTATGCGGCGCCACGTCCGGTTACTCCAGAAGACGCGTTAAAAGCTGCTCAGGCGCGTTACGCTGGAAGTCCAGTCGGGCTTGCTGCTGAAGAAATTGGCTTAGCAAAACAAGAGGCTCTTTCTCAGCTTGGGCAAGAGCAATCTGGAACAGCTGCTGACATTGCTGCGGCCGATAGGTACAACCGCGCATTGGCTTCATCTGAAAAAGATGACCAACAGCAGCTTCGTCGCTTTGAACAGATGCGCTCTGAGTTCGACAGTTCGCAAGCAAAGCGCTTGCGGGACATGGAAGATTTAAAAGCTGAAATAGCTGCTACAAAAATTGATCCTGCAAATTACTGGGCAAAAGGCTCAGGCTTTGGACATGCGTTGTCGCTAATGGCTGTGGCCCTTGGAGGATTTGCCCAAGGATACAGCGGCGGCAAACTTCCAAACACTGCGCTTAACCAACTCAATGATTCGATCAATCGAGACATTGAAGCGCAAAAAGCAAACCTTGCTAACAAGCGAGGCGTCTTGTCGGAAGCGCAGAACATCTACGGCCTTGCTAGGCAGAAGTTCGGCGACGACCAGTCTGCCATGGACTACACGCGCGCACGCCAAAACGAAGCGCTTAAAAATGTCGCCATGCGTTATCAGAACGAAGCGCGCACAGATAAACTAAAGGCGAGCGCTAAGTACCTGACAGAACATTTTGCGAACCAGGAAAACCTGTACGACCTTAAGGTTCGTCAGCTTTATGCAAACGCCGAGGCGGAACGCATGCGAGCTGCTGCCAATGCTCAAGCTTCTGCTCAATCTCTTGCTGAAAAGCGTCTCGAAAGGATGCTTGAGCTTAAGAAAAAGGGACTTGATGTTCAATTGCTTGAGCAAAAGGTGGCTGAAGGAATGCCAGTAGAAGCTGGCGGTTTGCAGAAGATTGAAAAGAGCGTTGCAGAGGGATTTGTTCCAAACGCTTTTGCATTGCGTAACCCAGATGGAACCATGACGTATCAAGGCGCGTATGTTCCTGGCATTGGTAAAGAGCAAGCTGCAAAGATTTTTGAAAGGCAGCAAGCTATTGACGAGCTTGATGACGTTCTTGAGCGGATGAAATCTTTACCAGATAGAGGGGTTACAGGTTATTGGGATCCCAGTACTTCTGAAAAAGCAAAAAACCTTTCTTCTGAGTTTGTAATAAAAAGAAACAAATCGGCAGGGATTGGCGCTTATGACCAAGGGACAGCTGAACTTTTTAAAGGGTTAGACCCGACTCAGCTTAGGAACACTAAAGAATATGTTGGCCAGTTGCTTGAAGCAAACAGGCGTCAACGAGCAAGAAATGTTGCCAATGCAATTCCTGGCACCTTAATTCCAGGACCAGGCGGATTTTACGGTCAAATTGGCGCTCAAGCACAACAGCCAAACGTTAACTTTACTCCATTGAGACCTAAGTGAATGGCAGACATTAACGTATTCAACCCAAACGGCGAACTTGGGACAATCCCAGAAGAGCAGCTCGTACAGGCGCAACGACTTGGCTATGCCGTCGCTTCGCCTGCTGACGTGCAGCTTGAAAAGGTTAAAGCTGAATACGGAACCATTCCCAATCAAATTGGCGCAGCTGTAACTGGTGTTGCAAGCGGTCTTACGCTTGGATTGTCTGATGTAGCGTTAGCTGGCCTTGGCGCTGATGAAGCGCTGAAGGCATACGAAACGCTTTATCCTGAGACTCGAACTGCTGGAACGGTTGTTGGCGCTGTTTTGCCAGCCCTGCTGTCAGCTGGAGCTACTGTTCCAGAATCTGGACTTGGCCTTGCTGCACGCGTGGCTGCTCGCAGTCCAGCGGCTCTTGCTCAAGCTGCTGGTGAGGCAACCGTTGCGCGTCTTGGACTTGCTGAAGCCGCTGGCCTGACTCAAGGCATTGGTCGCACGGCTGCTAGGTGGGCAACGCAAGCAGGCGTTGAGAACGCGCTACAGGGAGTTGGGCAAGAAACTGCACGCCTTGCCATCGACAACGAGTTAAGCGGCGAGAAGATCGGACAAATAGCAACAGCGGGCCTTACGTCTGGCCTTACAGGCATCGGCATTGGCGCCGGTCTTGGTGTTCTTGGAGGTGCAGCCAACAGGGCATATGCCGCCATTCCAAGAGAGCTTGAGGGGACGCCAATCGGTCAGCGCATTCAACAGCAGTTGCTAAGAACTAGGGCGCGCATGGCTGGGTTGAGCGCAGCAGATGCGGAGCAAGCCGCGTTGTTGGCAACTCCAGAATGGCGCAATATTGCGCTTGATGCCGACAATGTAATTGCTGAAGTAATCGCTGGGCCGCAAGCAGGACCACTTGAACGTCGCGTGGCTCAAGTTGGGTCAATGCAAGATGACCTTGACAGAAAGTTTCTAGGTCAGCAAGTAACAGCTCAAGCGATTCGAGACGGAAACCTTAAGATTGAACTCGTTCGCGGAAATGTGCTTGACAACGCCGATGCGCTGATTGCACAGCGAGACTTTGCAACAACTGAACTGTTGCAATCTATCGACGAAATTGACCGCGCGCTTGCTGCTGGTAGATATGAGTTTGCTCCCACCGGATTGGCTCAACTGCGGCATGAGTTAACCAGTGCTGTTGAGGCTGCCGATACTGCCATGGCAAGAGGTGGAACGGCAGGAGCAGAGGACCTTTACGGTGCGCTTGATGTTATGGCAAAGCGCGCAATTGGTCGAGCCACTTCAAGGTTTGAGCGTATCGGAAACCCAACTGGTGCCGATATGAACACAATGCGTGACCTGCTTGAGCCGATGTATGAGCGGTTTCGAACGGGCCTTGAAAACAGGTCATTGTGGGGCAGAGCTGCTGAATTGCAGAGCGAAATGAATGCGCCAATGACGCGCGCCATAAGCAGCAACGAGGCATTGCTTTCAAACTGGTATGAAAAAACTCCGTTTGGCGCAGACCCTACCAACCCATGGAGACGCGCTAGGGTCGCAAGCAATACAAAAATTGCTGAAAATATTCGCAATGCAACGCGACCAGGAACTGATTTTGCTGACCGCGCATTGAGAGAACAGATTGCCAATGAGATTCAATGGCAAGACGCTGCATTGCGACTTGGTAACTTTGAAAACATGGGCGAACTGAGAGCGGCCTTTGAGGATCAGGCCGTTCTTAACAATAGAATCCTTCGCCATCAAGATCGAGCAACACAAGCTGCTCTTGCAAAGAACCTTATTGATGAAATTTCTGGAGGTTCGGATTCTTTTGTTGGTGCCGTTCTTGGCTCTTCCCTTGCGACTGGTAACGTAGCGCTTGGCGCTCTTTTCGCTCCACTAATGAAGCCTCGCATGATGTTGCGTGGGGCGCAGATGGTCGAGAACATTGCGAACGGCCAGGCTGGTCGCATTGGGGCAGCGGTTAGACGTGCCGCTACCGCAGTTAACGATGGCGCAGTAGCAATTGCGGAAAGCGCTCCTACAGCTGGAGCAGCTTTAGCGCGGTATGACCAGCGTTCTAAAAGAGTAAAAGAGCTGTCTACACAAGCTCCTATTGTTCGTCAGCGCCTTGAAGAACAAACGAGTTGGATGGCAGACCAAGCTCCGCGCGCTCGTCAAGCCGCTGTCGCAACCGGATTGCGTCAAATTGACTACTTAAACAAGAATTTGCCGTCGTCAGTTGCTTCGCCTACGCCGTTTGCTTCCCCGTTGCCTCCGACTCGTCAGCAGGTGCATACATGGCTTAACAGGCTGCGAGCGATTGAAAACCCATCAAGCATCCTTGATGATTTTTCCAAAGGGAAACTAACGCCTGAGGCAGTTGATGCTGTCCGCGCGGTTTACCCAGAGACGTTTGCTGATATTCAATCGCAGATGCTGGAGCGCTTGGGCGCCCTCCAAGGCAAAAAAAAGGCGCCTGCTTACGCGCAACGAATCCAGCTTGGGCTGTTGCTGGGCATTCCTTCAGACCCAACGATGACGCCAGAAGTCATGCAGGCCGTCCAAGGATCGTATGCTGCTCAGCCCAATGCAACACGAGAAGGCGCAGCGGGCCCAGCTCCGCAGCAAGGCCAAAAGGCGCCTAATATTGCCGCAGGTTTCAGGAGCGGTTCCGAAGAAACTGAGTTAACATCGGGGGCACAATGAGCGCGACTACGTATCTCTACTCGTCACCTGACTTCATTGCTTACCCAGCAATCGCAGCAGACGTTGACTTGATGTTGGCAGACCCAAAAGGCCAGCGTCGAATGTGTCGTCGGCTTATGGTCCAGAATGCCGCCATGGGAACTGTTGCAAACATTGTCCTTCAGCGCGGCAACGGCACAAACATCACTTGCGTTGTGTACGGTGGTCAGACGCTCGAGCTTCAAGCCCGCAAAATCATCGCAGCAGGAACAACGGCAACAAACGTGCGAGTTGACTGGTGACGAATGATCAGCATTTCCATCGACGCTGTATCAGCGAACACGGTATTTCTACTCGGCCTGCCGGTTGATGACTTTATGTGGACAGCTTACACAGTCGCATATACGGACCTTGCAGCGGCGGCTGCGACCAACTCAATCACGCTTGCGTCGTTGCCAGCCAAAACGGTGCTGCACGCAGCGTGCATCAAGCATGACACGTCGTTCACAGGTGGAACGCTGAGCAACTACACCTTGTCGGTTGGCCTTGTTGGCACTGTTGACAAGTACGCTAGTCCGTTCAACGTGTTTCAGGCGACTGGCGCAAGCGTCGGCCAACTTAGCGGAGCGTTGTTCTGTGAGAACTTTACTGCGCCAACCAATGTACTTGTGACTGGCACGGCAGTCGGTGCGCTGCTCAACGCTGCGACGGCTGGCAGCGCAACCATTTGGCTTTGCACGACCACGCTTCCTTGAGGTGATGCAATGACGACGCACGAGACAAAGAGCGGAACGCTGTACGTTCGGCAAAACACTGGCGCCATCGTTACCGATGCCAGCGGCAACGGCATTGCGATCACCCAGGCAAGCGGTACGCACCATCAAGTAGCGGTCAGCGGCAGTACGACTTCGCTGCGAATGATTCCGGTGCTTGAGCTTTCAAGCAACGTGACGGCGCAGGTGGATAAGACGCCAAACATCGGCACTGAGACGGCACGCCTAAACAACATCGTTTCGCAAACGCGGACGATTAAGACGCACGATGCTTTTACTGGTTCTGCCTCTTACGAGCAGAGCGGAGCCGTTCAGACGACGAACAACGTGGCAACTACGATTGCGACGATTGCGGTCATCGACAACTGCGGCATTTGGATCGAAGCAAACGCGACTGGGCGAGATACTGCTGGCGCAACGCGAGCATGGATTAACAAGGCTGCGTTGTACTATCGCCAAGGCGGCGGAGCTCCAACGTCCGTTGGCACGTCAGCTGGCACGTCAGTTAAGGGCGGGGCCTGGGGCGATGTGACGTTTGCTGTGAGCGGAAACAATGTGCTTGTACAGGTGACTGGCGCAGCAGCGACCACGATTAACTGGGCAGCCACGGTGCGCTACCAGTCGGTAAGCGGAAACACTTGAGGTAATGAGCCATGGCCGGATACGAAACAATCATTAGCGGAACGTCGCCTAGCATCACGGCTGTTACTCAGCTTGATGGGACGCCAATCTTTTCAGCGACGACCGGTGGCATCACGTTTGGTGTTCCGGTATCTGGAGCTGGAGGTTACGCCACTGGCGTTCGGCAGGTCGTTTCTTCAGCGACAACCGGTGTGCAGAGCACAACGACTACTTTGCCGACGACGAGTTCAATACCCACGATCACTCAGGGCGCTCAATTTGCAAGCGCGACGATTACGCCGCAAAGCGCCACGAGTTCAATTTTGGTGTTGGCAGCAATACAAGCAAGCACGTCAAACATCAACACAGTGACAGCTGCGCTTTTTAGAGACGCAACGTCAAACGCGTTTGCTGCGGCGAGCATGGCATGTTTGCAAGCAAATTCCTCGCTGTTTGTTTTTCTTTGGGGTCTTGTTTCATCGGGATCTGTTACGTCAACTACATTTAGATTGCGGTCTGGGCCTGCTGGCGCTGGAACGTTGACAGTAAACGGATTCGGCGCAACAAGTCAGCTTCTGGGAAGTTCTTCAAACACTGGAATTGTTCTTATTGAGTATGGCGCATGATCATTACATTTGAAAAGCCAGCGCACTGCGACCCGAAGCTTCTGCATGCAGAAATTGATGCTCTTGAGATTGGCATCCCATACAGCATCGAATGGCTTAGCGATCAAATTGTCGTTTTATTCGACCAGGACATTGAAAGCGCCGACGCCGAAAGCCTTGAGGTAGTCGTTGACACTCACGACGCATCCCAAAGCCTTCAAGCCGCCGCGCTTGAAGCTGAGAAGATTGCGGCAATTCAACTAGCCAACAAGGCACTCGTCGAAACTGCAAAAGCAAAGCGACTGAATGGCCAGCAGTTGACGCAGGCGGAGCTTGCCGCGCTCGTTGATGCAATGCTTTTCCCAGCGTGATAAAGGACTCCAATGGCTTCGCAAGTCGCGCAATTAAAGGAGCTACTGGACGAGAAGTTTGCGGCGCACGAGCACCGCAGCCAATTGGCCATTAGTGAGCTTGAAGGACGCTTGCGCGATGCGGCATACGAAGAAGCCAAAGCGCATGCTGCGCGACACGCAGAAACGCTTGCGGTCTTAGCTGGTCACCAGAGCGAAATCACGGCGCATGATGTGCGGATTAAGCGCGTGGAGGACCAAGGCGCGAGGCTTGAGGCGAAGCGCGAGGCAAGCGTTGACCATTGGCGCCTGTGGGCCATGGGAGTGATGGGAACGCTGCTAGCGTCAGCGCTGGCCTCTATTGTCTCTGCACTGAAGCATTGATTATGAACCCCACTCAAATTGCCAATGGTCTAACCTCGGCGCTACTTGGCCCAAGCCTCGGCGCTGGCCTTGTGCTTGTCGCGTGGCTGGTAAGTCTTATTCGCGATGGCGTACCGATTCGAGAGCAGGTGGCGCATGCGCTCGCGCAACTCAAGCCGGTGGCGATTCCTTCGTTGGGCGCGACTGGCCTTGCGTTGCTCGCTGGCGAGCCGTGGCAATTGGCGCTTTCCGCTGGAGTGAGCGCCGGTCTTGTGGCCGCAGGCTTTCGAGTGCCAGCAAAGTGAGGACGCTTGCCCTTGCACTGGCGCTGTCGTGCCTTGATTGCGCTGGTCTGACGCTGGCGCAGGTAGCTAAGGGTGCAGCTTGGTTGGGCGATGTGATCGAAGCGGCGCAGGCTGGCGCCGACGTCTACTACCGTCGCCACCCAAACCAACAGAACGAGCAGCGACTTGCCTTGGCGCTTAAACGCACGAGGTTGGCGATTGCGGAGCTTTCCGGCGCCGTAGCCGCCGATGATGAGCTTGCTATGGCAAAGGCCCGTACAGAGGCACTGAGAGCCTATGGCGAGGTGGTCTACCTACTAGCGGAGCTTGGCGTTCTATCAGGTGAGGCGATTGGCGGCGCCGAGACGGATGCGCCTGCGCCTGGTCGCCTTGAATTGCCAAGTGTGGCACAGATTGCGATGGCGCTTGAATGACTTCCTTGGCTTATGTTTCGCGCGCGGGAGCTTGCGACCTGCATTCGGCAGGGTGGCTGGTACTGCCGAGTGGCGGCGCCATTAGTCGCCTGCCAATTGTCGATGCGGACACTAAGCTGTTCGCTCGCCTTTCGCCCGTGGCTGCTGACGCATGGGCGCGCAGCAAGGGCTGGCGTTTGCCGTCCGTCGATGAGTATGACGGCCTGCATTCGTCGGCGCTGTTTATCGCGCCTTGCACGATGCCAAGCATGGCGCAGCTCGCTGCTGCTGGCGTTGCCGCAAACAACGTGAAAGCCGTTGATGCGTTTCGCAATGCCAACATGCGGTCGCTGACCTGGTGCCAAGAGCACGATGCAGCTGTATGGGACCGCCTAAAGGCTCGAGGATGGTGCGCCGAGCCGGTCAGTAATGCCGGTAAGCATTGGGCGAATGGTGGAGCTATCTATGGCTGGTGGCGTGCCGATGGCAGCAAGATTCAAAGCCCGTCGAGCGCGCATAAAGGCAGCCAGCATACGGACTACGCCACGACGTTTCATGTGTGGCGCCCAGCTGAGCCTGGCGACAAGGTAGAGACTCCAAAGGTTGAGCCGTGGACGCACATTCAGGCTCGCAACTTTACGCCAGCAGAGCGCAAGGCGGTTGACCTCGTAGTTCTTCACTCGACGGAAAACCCTATTAGGCGAGGCGTTGCTCGCAACGTGGCGCAATGGTTTGCAGGCGCATCGGCGCCGCAGGCGTCGTCGCATTACGTTGTGGGTCCTGATGCCGTATACAGGTGCGTCGAGGAGCGCTCTGTTGCTTGGGCAGCACCAGGCGCAAACCGCCAAGGCATCCAGATTGAGCAGGTCGGTCAGGCTGCCAAGACTCAATGGGACCGCGATGGCGATGGCGTCGAGGATGGCTTGCCAGTCTTGCGACGAAGCGCAGAGCTTGTGCGCGGCATCTGCGAGCGGTGGGACATTCCGGTTCAGGCGTTGAATGCAGCAGATTTGCTTGCTGGCAAACGCGGCATCACGACGCATGCGGCGGTGTCGGCGGCATGGAAAAAGTCAACGCACGTCGATCCAGGATGTGGCGGCGACGTGCGTTGGCCGTGGGAGCTGTACTTGTCACTCGTCCGAGTATGATTCGATAGCCTTGACGCGTCGTCGCGTGGCGGTATCCATTGGCCTGTTTCCGCAATCGATAGGCTCAATGTCGGCAGCGTCGGCCATAGCGGCTGCGAGCTGGCAGCGGCGCACGCCGAGGGCGATAGGCTTTGCCGAGCACTTGCCAGCGCTCCACGCTCCGAGCCATTGAGCAGGACCTCCATGGCATGTGTCCCGATAGTGGCGCAGCAGCCGATACGCAGCGAGAACGGACGACCTTGGGTTGCGTAGCGAGTCTACTGTGATCGGAGCATAGTCCCGATCAATGCGCGGCATCATTGATGGCAACGAACGCGAAAGCTGCATGGGTCCAATGGCCTTGCAATGTCGTGCCAAGGTGTTGTCGCAGTCACCATCTTTGATGTTTGGGCGATGACGCGATTCCTCGTACCCGATTACAGCCAGCAGCAATGGATCAACGTCGGGCGAGACGAGCGTTCCAGCGCGCCCAGCCTCGAGGTATTCGCCAGCCATTGTTGCCATGCCGTCGAGGTACGATGCCCAACGTTCTGATGTGTGGAGGTCTGGTTGCTCGACCATGGCGAGCTTGGACAGAAGCAGGATTAGTGTTGCGAACGTCATTGGACGAAACCCCAGATAATGAAGGCAAAAAACAGCACGGTAACGATTAGATCGACATATTCCGTGCGTTTGCACTTGTTGCATGAGCAATTCATAGGTCCTGACAGCACCTAACAGTGGTTGCGTAATCGTGCCACCGTGGCGAGTGCGACCCGATTACGTCTCCGCATTCTCCGAGCCTCGACCAATAGGCCGATGTGATGGCGTATTTGTCACCGATGCGTACCCATTCTTCCGTTGCAAGCATTCCCGCAGCGCCAGTGTCCCCGATGCATTGCGGCAGCTCCGATAGAGCAGGGTACTGGTCGAGGCGCATTAGCTCGCTGGCGTCCCGATTGGCAACCAGGTCCCAGGCCGGAGCCTGGTACGGCACGAGGTCGCCGCACGCTTCGCGCACCGTACCAGCGCACGCCGAGCGCCACTCGGATATCTGGCAAAGCCTGCGGCCTCGAGAAGCGCAGAGCGTTTCAGCGTCCCATGTCGCTCCGTCGAGTCGGAGATATGGTTCAGGCAGCGCGGACAGGCCAAGCATCGGCTGCCCGTAGCCTGGCCATGGCAGCCGCTCTATGCAGGTGCCAGCGACGGCTGGCACCATATCGAGCGGGCACGCCAGCACTGGCAAGATGTGCCACCAGGTCATCGGTCCTGTAGCCTCATTTCGATGTAACGTGCCCAACCACGTTCATCATTCGCGCTGAGACGAAGCTGTCTCCACCCGCCTCGGCGCTTGTCAGGCATCCAAGCCTGAACGGCATAGATTCCCTGCCAGTCTGAGTCCCAGGTAAACGTGGCCTCGAATACCATCACAGCGTATTCGCCGTAGCTGCTGAGGTTGCCTCGTTCAATGTCGCACTTTATTGAACGGTCGCCGTAAAGTCGCGGTTCCCAGCTCATAGCCGCACCTGGCCCCATTGGCCGCGTTTGGCATGCTCGACGCGCAGGCGATGCTTCATGTGCTGGATTGAGGATTCGCTAACCTTTACGCCAGAGGCAACAAGGTAAAAAACTACAGCGCCAGTGTCGATCTGGACGTCTTCCTCAATGACTTCCCAGGCCAGATCGTTGATTGTGTTTTTTTCGGTGTTGGTCATGTGCAGACGTTAACCGCAGCTAATGCGTTCGTCAACATTTGCGAACAAAAAAAAGCAGGCTACGTCATTCCACGCAGCCTGCCACCAGTCCAACCCGATGAGCGTTGAGCTTAGAACGGGATGTCGTCGTTGTCAAAGACTGAAAAATCAGGCTCAGCCTTGGTTGTAGGAGCGGCCTGCGCTTGTTCGCGCCGCTCGCCTTTGACGAGGTGTACGTCGCTTGCAGCGACCTCGGTTTTGTAGCGTTTCTGTCCGTCTTTCTCCCAGCTCGAGGTGCGGAGGGAGCCTTCAACGACGAGTTGCGAGCCTTTGGTCAGCAAGCGAGCCATGGCCTCGGCACGTTTGCCGAACAGCACGACCGAATGCCACTCGGTGTGGTCGATCCATTGTTCGCCTTGCTTTTTCCGCTCCGACGTTGCGAGCGAAAATTTCAGCACTGGCATTGCGCCAGCCTGTTTCAGCTCAGGGTCTTTCCCAAGCCGCCCAAACAAAGTAACGCGATTCACGATGCACCTCCGAATTCCTCAGGCGAGTAAACTCCCGCCATGACCTCAGGCCAAACAAATCGTGCGGCCTCCGCAATGCACCGATTGATCAGCATTTCGCGCGGATACTTGGACCAGTTTGGCCTGGACGCAAGCCCTGCTCGCTTAGCATCTTCGATGCCCCAGGTGTAAACCTCTGGCTCGTTCCAGCCATGCCGCTGGACCTCGACCGTTGCCAACTCGTTGCTGCATTTGCTGCGGACAACGCGAAACATCTTGCACGACGGGTGCTCAAGGCATCGAGCCATCATGGCCTGAGCTGACATGGTGGGTTTGCCTTCCACAATGTGGAACGAACGCAACGCAGCCATGGCTCCGAGTCCGAATTCTCGGCCCGCCATGATTACCAGCATGGCAGCCTCTGGCGTTCCATAGGCGCTGAACATGCGCGAGCCAACGACAACTTTGGCAAGGCCGTATGCGCTGCGACTGTCGGTCGGCTCGAGCTGGCGTGCCCAATCCTGCGGCGCCGCTACAAGCGCACGTTGCGGAGCGCTAGCGGGAGCCGGTGGCGCCTGCGGGATAGTGTCTGCTGCCGGTGGCGCAGCAGGAGCGTCGTCAAATTCTGCTTCAATTGTCATGGTTTCCTTTGCTTTAGTCGTGATTCGAGGCTGCTGAATTGCAGCCAAGAGATCGGAGGTTACGCACGCAGAGGCAAGCTCTGGGCGTAGCGTTACCAGTTCGAGTGCGAGGATGATGTTGCATCCAGCGCGTGTAGCGGCCTCGTGTAGCGCTTTTCTAAGCGCGGGCGTAAATGCGTCCGCATTCTCTCTCAAAGCGTCATAAACGCCGTTTATGCTGCCGTAATCTACCAGCAACGAGGTGGCGCGCTTAGGACCAACACCAGCTACACCAGGAACGTTATCGGACTTGTCGCCGGTTAGCGCTAACCATTCGGCAACTTTATTGGGCCATACTCCGAGTTCAGCATGTACCATTTCTGAGGTGACGACCTCGTTGCGGCCCAGGTGGTACATGGTGACGCCCGCGCGCAGCAATTGTAAAAGGTCTTTGTCTTGGCTCAGGATCGTTTGTTCGCCGTCGATTCCATGCACAAACGATGCAATTAAATCGTCGGCCTCAAAGCCATCGAGCTCGACCATGGGAAAGCCGTCATCGCGCAGCGCTTCGATGGTGCGGCGCATTTGCTCAAGGCTTAGCTCGTCCTTTGCGGGCCTGTTTGCCTTGTATTCTGGCCACTTGTCGCGGCGCCAACTGGTGCGCGAATCGAGCGCAATAACGGTAGCGCCATGCCCGGCTGCATGTTCGCGAATTTGGCCAAGCGTCCGCTGAGCGGCGTAGCTCAGGGCCTCGTCGCCGCTGGCGTGCCACTGTCGCCACCAAACGGCGGAAAAATCTACGATTAGCGTACTCATGGGTACGCGTGCCATTCTTGGTTGGCGGCAGGCGTTACGTCCAGGCGCATGATATCGGCCTCGCCCAAGATGCGCGCAGCCTTGTTCCTGGCATCGTACCAGTGGCGCTCGATGACCTGGGCAACGACAAGGCTTTGGCGAGCCATGCGAACATCCCAGCACACGTCGTTGTGGTTGGGTTGTCCTGGTGTTTGTTCTGGAGCAAGTTCGTATGTTTTCATAGTGTTTTACTTGGTAAATGCGTCAACGTAGAGCGCCAATGTGACGCTTGCCAGCCACAACCCAGCAAGAACCGGAGTCGGCACCGAAACCGATGCCACCGTGGCACTTGGCTGTGGTCTTTCTCGAACGAAACAATTTCCTTCCGTTCCGCGCAAGCGCATCTTGGATCCAATAACGACTGCGGCCCTTGTTGGTTCGTAGCAGCTGCTCACGACAACGATAGTTAACCAGCGCGAACCATCTGTCAACCAAATCGTTCGCAGTGGCGAAGTTTCTTTGCGCGTGTTATGGCTCCGCTATGGAAGCACACAAGACGTTTGCAAAATGGCTGAAGAAAAATGGCGTTAACCAAGCAAAAGTCGCAAAGCTGATGCGAGTTTCTCCGCCATGCGTTCATGACTGGTTGCATCAAAAAAGACAACCGGGGCCTGCGTACCGCGATGCAATCCAAACTTGGACGGATGGCGCTGTTATGGCTGATGCATGGTTGACAAAAGAGGAGCTTGAAAGCTTGCAGTTCTTGCGTTCAATTCAGCCATTCGAAGACGTTCACGAGTCAAAGTGAAAGCATGTATTTGGTCCTTGTTTCTGATCGTGAAGTTGAACGGTACGATGACCTCCACCGCGCCATGCAACGCAGCCGCGAGCTTGCTGCGGAGCTTGATGCGTGGGCTGAGGTAGCAACAAGCGCAGGCGTGGTCCTGGCTGTCGCAGGCCCATGCGAGACTGGTGGAGGCTGGCATATGGCCAAGGCGCGTCGAAAAAACATGGCGATCCAATCTGGTACGTCATTGCCCGATGCGTCGATTGCTACCCTGTGTCGGTCATGCGGCAGACCTGGAATCGTGCGGCGCCAAACGAGCGCAAAGATCGTCCGTTATTACTGCGAGGTTCATGCCGATGGTGCAACTTGACCTGAGTTTGCAAACGAAATCCGAGCTGAACCAGCGCGAGCATTGGGCGACGAAAGCGAGACGCGTTAAGATGCAACGTGGCGTCGTCACCATGGCGCTGCGGCAATATGGCCATGTGCTTGACGAGCTACGGACAGCGCCAAGAGTTCGAGTGCTGCTCGTTAGGACGTCGCCCCGCAAGCTCGACGACGACAACCTACGCGGAGCGCTTAAGGCTGTGCGGGACGCGGTTGCGGCATGGGTCGGCATTGACGATGGGTCAGAGCGCTACGAGTGGTGCTACGACCAGCGCAAGGGCGCCCTTGGCGTTCAGATTTTCATCGGGTTGCCAGAAAACGGCGTGACGTAGGTTGACTCGTCTTAAAGCATGTTGTATCAAGACAACATGCTAACGATTAAACAGAAACGAATCCTGGCGGCGCAAGCTGACGTTGCAACCGCAACGGTTGAGCGCGTGTACGCTGGTTCCACGACGTTTGGATCTTCGTACCGTCGCATTGAGGCCACAGCGTCTGAGCTTGGATTCGAGTTACCTCCGCCCTTAAACAAAGCGATCACGGGCTGGACTGCTCGAGCCAAGAGGGTAGCAAATGGCTCGTGAGTGGTCTGAGGAGCGGTGGATAAAGGTCTTTTTAGTTGATTCCCCTAGGTGGCTGTCCCTGTCGTGGCAGGCGCGCGGACTGTACGTCCTGCTCCAGCGCCTGTGCGACCGTGACGGCTACATTGACCTAGGACCAGATTCGACGGCAGCACTGAGCGCGATATTGCGCGCACCTGAAGACGAAATTCGGGAACCGTTGCGCGAGCTGCAACGGTCTGGGCTGGTTGTCGAATGTGGCCAAACGCTCGAGCTGCCAGAGCACCGCGACCAGCAGGCGTCTAGGGCGAGCGGAGCTGCCAGGCAACGGCAATACCGTCAGCGCGTGACGCGAAGTGACGACGCTCGAACGCTAAGTGACGCCGATAAACCATCTGGTGACGCCGCTGTAACGCGAAGTGACGATAAGAATAGAATAGATCAGAACAGAATAGAGAAGAGAGAGCAGAGCGCGCGCGAAGGGGCTGACCCAAAGGCAGTCAGAATCTCGGAGCTTATAGCTGCGAACAAAAAGTTCGCTTCCATACCGTCACTCGAAATTGCTGAGGATTTGCTGGCTCACCTTGGAGTGGCTGGATTCAACGTCAGCGATGAACAGCTTGTTGCTGCTGTTGCTGAAGCTTCTGTCCAGGTTGAAACTGGGGCGACAGAAGGACGCATGCGACAAATCCTAGCGTGGAAGTTTTCAAACCTGAAGAAGCCAACGTGGAAGAAAGACGGAGCGCCCAGGGTACAGGGCGATGGCCAGACTTCCGAGGCGGTAAAGAAGCTCCTTGAGGAACGAGTGAAGCCATCGAAGGCGTCAAAGGCTGACTTCACCTTTTAGTTTGGAGAACAAGAGATGGATTTGAACGATTATCTGCAAAGAATCTTGTCGAACCTAACGCCAGAGGACCAGGAGAAGGCTAAGCGTCGAGGGTCTGAGTATGTCCAGATGAACCTCGACGAGTGGTGGGGTAAATTTGCCCCGGATTTGCCACGTTTTGCTTTTGCAAAATGGGACAATTCTGAATGGGTAAATCGATGCAATCCAAAAGTCCTCGAGGCTGTCAAAGCTTGGCGCGTGTTTGAGCTGGACGGCGACAGGCTTAGGGCAAAGCATGGCATGCTGCTATGTGCTCCGACTGGCGCAGGTAAAAGCACGGCAGTGCTCGCACGGATCCATCGGGCTTACGCCTACGCTCGAAAGATGGCGGGTGAAGGCAGGCTGACGGTGGGGCATCCTCCTTCGATTGTATGGCTGAACGAGCAACAGCTCGTGGAAGCCAGTTGGGACAACCATGACAGAATGCAGAAGGCTAGGACTGCTGGCCTTTTGGTAATTGATGAGGTTGGGTTTGCCGGTGGCGACCAGGCCGTAAAGGGAAAGACGCCAGCCATCCTTGACGTCATGTCCGCAAGGTATGACCGTTCGCTTCCAACGGTAATTACCAGTGGGATGAGCGTTGACGACCTGGCCAGACGTTACGGCCTGGCAGTTGTTCGAAGGATGCAAAATTGCGCGGACGTTTTGGACCTCGTTTCAAATAAGCCCACAGCGTAAAGGCAAATTTGCCCCGGATTTTGGAAAGTTCAGGTTTGAATTTCCAAACAAAATAAATCGTAAATTTTACCTACATGTGGGCAAATGCTTACATGTAGGTGGAGTGAAGTGACTACATGTAGGTAGAGTGCAGCACTTACATGTAGGCGAAGATAAGCACTGACATGTAGGTGCAGTGGCGCAACTACACGTAGCGCAGTGTGCGACACTGTGTGTTCGTTAAAACGAGAAAAGCCCGCGCAGGCGGGCTTTCGTTCAACGGCGCGTCATCGCTCAGTGAATGGCAATGACGATGCTCTTAGGCTGTTTGTCGCTAACGTTGCCTCGCCAGCCATCGCACAGGCCGCAGTCAATGCATTGCGCCTCGCTTTCGGTAGTTGCTGGACAAACGATTTCACCCGAGTAGGCGTCGTCTGTTACCTCCGCACGAAACGAACGCCACCCACTAGCGTGGCACGCGGTGAGCTGTTCCGCCGTCGTGCCAGAGTCAAGCGATGCCATGACGTATGGCCTGAGCCATTGGGCGTAGTCGCGCCTCCACTGGTGCGTATAGCCGGTTCGCATGGAAGCTGCAGCCGACAGCGCTTGGATCACCCCAGACGACTCTGGGATAGCTGCGGGATCCCCGTAGGCCCCGAGTCGCAGCGCTTTGCCTCGAATTGCATCAACGGCAAGGCCAAGGTCCACAGGCATGTCACGACGTGACGCCCACACTGCGCGCGGGGCCTGGTACGTTGCCACGTAGCACGCTTGGCCCTTTTTCGCCACCGACGGACGCATCGGACAGTCGCCACAAACCGAGACGTCGCCACCCGTTTTAACCGCGAGGTGTGGCGCTTCGTTGGCCGGGAGAATCCACAGCTGAGCCATCGGGCCCGTTTTGGGATTGCGAGACGGCGACGCGAGCCCGGTTAGGATAGCGACGATGGGAGCCCCATTGATTGCAGAACATCCGCGATAAACAACCACGGCCTCGACGGCGCGGAGCATTCGTAACGAGCGTTTGGTAGTAGTAGCTGTTGTTGCCATGCGTTAATAGTTAACACCTGCGAACAGGGTGTCAACCTAACGACAACAAAAAAGAAAAAGCCCGCAAGTGCGGGCCGATGGCTGCTGAATGGTTAGCGGTCAGTCAGAACGACGGGTCCAAAAACCCGCGCCATCCTCTGTCAAGGTCAAGGCCAGAGTGATTCCAGCCCGCGCGCTGATAGATGCTGCGCGTTCCAGTGTTGCGGCGTGTGTAGGTGTGTTCGCTACCGTCCGCATCGGTTTCGATGGCGACGGCGAACCCGTGTTCGTCGTACTTCGTTACCTTCGCATCGCGCACAACGATACGGTGTCCGCTTTTGCTGACGTAAACGATCTCGGCGGGATAGCGGTCGCTGCCAACGGTATACGAGATTCGTTGACCGACCTGGATGCTGCGTGCGTTGCTCACGGTGCCTTTGTCGGTAACAATGCAGATTGTTTTGGTATTGTTTTTCATGGTTTCCGTTTTGCTTAGAAAGATTCGTCACTCGACGAAAACAAAGACTTTTCCAGCTCCGAGCGGAGCGTTTCAACGTTGCTCTGAGCTGTACTCAGACCGTTTTGCTCTAGGAGCTGACGAAGGGTGTTGTCATCGAACATGTCAACGTCAGAACCGCGCACCTTATCTCCAACTAAGGGATCACTGATATGATCGTGAGCGATTGCGTCTGCGAGCGTTGAGATATTCATGCTTCCCCCTTAGCTGCCGCAAGCGCAATAATGCGCGCCTCAGCCTTTCGGCTCAATCGGTGGCATAGGGTGAAATATCCCGCAACGTGGTCCCATACGCGCACAACACCGTCTTCGACGGAAACACGGTGAAGCGCAGGGCCACTGTCGCCACAGAACGGGCGGCAACGAACGGTTATGGTTGTCTTGGTCATGGGTGAAAGATAACACCTGTGAATTCTACGTCAACCCCGCGAGCAAAAAAAAGTTAACCGGTGCGATGCGGTGGCATTAGCAGAGGCTATAGGACTAGAGAGAAAAAGGCGGGGGCATAAAGATAGGCAGATGGTCATTGCTGCCACAGAATGGCCCCAGGGAGCTCGTTTTGATGCCTGGACGGCCATTAGTGCGTCCGGCAATACCGACGCGTTTAAAGGCAACCTAGAGGCAATGGCGCCAGGTGGCGTTTTATCGATTCTGCGGAGTTCGAGGCACGCATTGCCTACCTTGTCGCACCTATATTCGCGAACGCGAACATTGGCCCTTGCGTTACCGGTCGCAAGTGTTACTGTGTCTTTATGAACAACAACATCAAAACCCTCCCTGTTGACCTGCACGACGCTTACGCCTGGACGGAGGCGGCAGGCGAACTCGAAACGCTCGCCACGCTTACGGGAGACGCATTGCACGCCTACGCATACGAGAGCGTGCAGAACGCAGGCGAACACGGGATCAGCGGTATCTATATGGGCGACCTGCACGACCTTGCGACCTGGCTCCGCAGTGCCTAAAACCTGGCCGCGCCAAGCCCGCAGGGGCCACCCTGGCCGGTTCGCTCAGCTACTATCCGCCAGGCTAAGGGACCTCCGATGGTCGCACCTGGACCTTGCGGTGGCGTCAGGGCTGAGCCGTTGCCGTATAGGGGCCCTACTGGCGCAAGAGTCGATAAGCGAGGAAGTCTTTCTCCGCCTTGCCGACGTCCTAGGGCTGGACCTTGATATCCGGCAGATTAGCAGGCCTCTTCCGCCGCTAACGCCGTATGAGAGGCTAATGGCTTGGCGTGCGATTGACGCATGCCGTGCCGCAGGTGGAGCTGATGAGGCTTTGCGACTCCAAGAGATAATCAATCGCAAGCCGTCCGATATCGAACGGGACGAGTTCAACGGCGCAATGCGGGCTGTCCAGCGGGTCGTGGTCCGGGCTAAGGTCACCAGGGCTGGCTACGACCCGGATGAGGTACTAGGCAATGACGATTACTGAGCTGGAAAAGCTACTAGGCAAAGTTACCGATGCGCCATGGGACGCAAGGTCATCCTCGAGGGAAGGGGCAAGCGTAGAGCACGGTACGGCAACCGTTGCCTGGTGCGGGACCAACGCTAGCCACGCTGGTACGTATTACGAGATAAGCCAGCGCGAAGCGCATGCGAACGCGAGGTTCATTGCCTTGTGCCGTCGTGCGGTTCCAGTGCTCGTTGACAGAATCAAGCTACTGCAGCGGGATTGTGAACTGCTCGAGGAAAAGATTGAAAGGCTCGAGAGAGATGGGAAGACTTGACGAGATGGGATGGTTCCGAGCAGTCGATAAGGGGTTGGCGAAAGATCACCTGTACGACGACGGACACCTAAGTCGGGCCATATGCGGCAGGGTGGCTAGCATAGGCGATAGGCTGTACAGCATGGCGGTAGTTGCCGACCCATGTCGTGACTGCGAAACAAGGCAAAAGGAGATTGGGCAATGGCACGAGATGAATGGGAAACGATGAACGGTCCGAGGACATGGCGCATCCTGTCGCATGGCGGCGTTGCTGACGTTGCTGTGGCCGAGGATGCTGACGTGGCCATTGCGGGCTACGTTGATTACCTGCAAGGCCATAAACGCGATTACGGCTATCCTGACGCCTACGAGCTGGTAGCGGTATGCGTCGAGACGGCTGAACGTGTTACAGCAAGGGGGCAGCTATGAGCTGGGCTGACTGGCTGCGGATATGGAACGCGCACAAGCGCCAGGCCATAACGTCCGGCTGCGACCTCAAAGAGCTGTTAAAAGCAGACCTGGAAGCGCTGGGGCGCATGCCCAAGCTGCAACCATGGCCAGAAGGTCAACGTGCCAGCGATAACCGAGGCGAGGTGGACGGATGATTTACAAGGACGGACATTACGGAACGCGCCAAAAGCGCATCCGAGATAATGGCGACGGGCTTACCGATGAGGAGCGAAAGTTGGCCATCGGTTTGTCCTCGTCGAGGAGTAAAGCCGCGAGGATGCTCGGAGTAAGCCTAGAGACGCTGCAAGAGCTGTTAACGCCTTACGGGCGGGTGCAGCCAAAGACGCTTGAAAGGATACGAACGAGGATGGCAGACCTTAAGTCGGTGAGCGCTTGATCGTCATGGATGACGTTTCAGACGTGACGATTTCAATGCGGCTTAAGCTGTCAGAGCACTGGGAGGTGCGATTCAAAGGCCAGGTGCTTTACTCGTTTACCTCGAGCAAGTCTGCTCACGATAAACGCCGTTCGCTTGTTCAATACGAGACAGGTGGATATTCGGTCGTGCGCGTGCGAAGATTCAAAGTATGCCGTTGAACGTGTCGATGAAAGTAAGTGACAAGGGGATGGACGATTCCGAGGAGTGCGGGTGTGGCGAATGCTACTGCTGCGGCGCCCAGGAATACCGCGACAACGCGATTGCGCTCATTGGAATGGAGCCTGTTAAGCAGGGTGACCCCAAGAACGTGCAACGCGAGATTGTGAAGCTGCTTGAGAAGCTGCCGATCAAGTCTGGGCGCAAGAGCGCACCAGGTTCGCAGCCTGGCATGATGTCGGAAGAGGATGGCTACGAGGACTGACAAGCGATGACCGTTTCGCTTTGGACATGCCAGATGGAGTCTGCGCTTTATGAGCCGGACACAACCGGCCAACGACTAGTTGAGGCGGAATTGCTTGCGTTGCGTATCGTTGACGCAGCAAAACTGAGTGACCGTGAAGCGCTGGTCATAAACGACCGTTTCTGGCTGGAGATGTCCTTGAGTGAAGTGGGCGATGGCTGCGGTCATGTGGGCCGCACTCGTGCAAAGCAGATTGAGATGCGAGCCATTCAAAAGCTGAGAAAGGCTGCCAGGGCGCTGCAGTGCCACTAAACAGCTCAAAGGGAGAGCTTGTCCAAGAGGCAGATGGGCGTTGGAGAAAAGGCGCTAAGATTTCTCCAACGGGTAGAGTTTCTCAGGCGTGGACACCTGAGATGCGCGAGGCGTTTCACAACGCCCGTAAGCTTTCTGTTAGGGCAATTCAGAAGCTGTCAGAGCTGCTCGATTGCGGTGATGTTCGCGTTGAGCTGAAGGCTGCAGAAACGCTTTTGTTGCGCGTGTATGGCGCTCCAAAGGTAAGTGAGCCTGAAGAGCAAGACGAAGCGCCAAAGGTCAACCTTGAAGACCTTCCCCATGATGAACGATTGGCGTTGCTTGAAGATGCCGCCGTCAATGTTCAAAGAGCGCTTGAGCTTGAACGACTAAAGGCGAAGTAGGCATGCCCGTAAGCCTTGAAGCTATCAACTATGCGGCGAGGGTAGTTGGTCCAAGTCTCGAAAAGATGCTTGTTTCATCAAGCGGCTTTGGTTTGACGACGGCAACTCCTTTGCAGCAGGCAATTTGCAGAATTGCAGATGGTGTCCCTCTTGGCGATCTGGTTGAAAAGCCTCTTTTAAAGAATGCTTCGCATTACGCGCGCGACATTCAAGAAAGGGCTACGTTCAAGTGGTCAATCGGTGACATTGAGGCGCTGCCTAAGTCTCGGCCTTCCGAGATGTACATTATTGGTCCGATTAGGTCTGGTAAAAGCCTAATGACAGCGGCCGTTGGCGTTTGCGCTACGCAACGTTGTGACCTGTCGTTGCTTGGGCCTGGTGAAACGCCTCGTGTTTCCATTGTTTCGCTAACAACTGACCTTGCAAGCGTTGTTCATCAGCACGTTGTTGGGCGGTCCCTTGCTGTTCCTGCTTTAAGAAGCATCATTCTTGGTGACCCAAAGTCCGATTCGGTGCTTTTCAAGCATCCAACGGGCATTCCAATTGAGGTTAAGATTGTCGCTGGCAGCCGAGCTGGTGGAAGCTTGGTCGCGCGCTGGTCTGCTGGTGTTGTGTTCGACGAATTCACCCGCATGGTCGGTGGCGACGATGGCGTGATCAACTTTGACGACGCTAGGAGCGCTGTAAGCGGTCGCTTGCTGCCAGGCGCCCAGCTCTGCGGCATCGGCTCGCCGTGGGCGCCGTTTGGTCCTGCGTACAATATCGTGAACCAATACTGGCAGACGCCCTCTAAAGAGCGCGTTGTGCTTAGGGCTGTTGGTCCAGCGATGAATCCAATCTATTGGACTCCAGATCGCTGCGAGGAGCTTCGCCGTCGCGACCCGGTTGCTTTTAGAACAGATGTTCTAGGTGAATTCTCTGACCCTGAGTCATCGCTGTTTACTGCCGACGACCTTGACCCAATTACAAGAAAGTGGCCTGTTAACTTAGAGGCCGAGCCTGGTCACAATTACGTTGCTGCAATTGACCCCGCAACGCGTGCAGACGCGTGGACGATGGTCGTTGCTACTAAGCGCAAAGATGGCGTAATACAGGTCGTTTTCACCAAACAATGGCAGGCCAAAAAAGGCATGCCACTGTCTCCCGACAGCGTTTTAAGGGAAATGGCTGAAGACCTGCACCCTTACAACGTCGCCAGGGTTGTGACGGATCAATGGGCAGCAGATGCACTGTCAGACCTTGGAGCAAGGTATGGTCTTTGGATACATTCTCAATCAATAACCTCGAGCAAAAAGGTCGAGCTGTTTGAGACAATGCGAACGCTTATCCTCGCTCGAAGGGTTGAGCTTCCGCCATTGAGAGAACTTCAGGACGATATTAGGCGCGTGAGAAAGCGCGTTACTCAGTCTGGAATTACAATTGAATTGCCAAGGGCCAGCGGAAGGCATTGCGACTTTGCTTTCGCAACTGCGCTGGCGCTTTCTCAGCCAGTTGGTGAGCCAGAAAGAGATTTGTCAGCAATTATTCCAGAGGGATGGGCACAACATGAGATCGAAGAAGCCGACAAGTATGCCAAGCAATTCCGAAGAAACGAAGACATCGGAGACTTGGAAAGCGAACTCAATCAATGGGAAGATTGATGTTTTAAGTTTAAAAGAGCTAATCGCTGTCCTTCGCAAAGAGGGCGTTGTTAAGTTTAAAGGCAACGGCACAGAGATTGAGCTTGGGCCAATGATGCCTTTGCGTTCATTGGATGATTTCGCAACGACTGGCGTAGAAGAGATGATGGAAGATGACGCCAGGTTCGACCACGTTGGAATTAAGCTGAGGAAGATGGAACAATGAAACTTAAGCGCGTTATTTTTCGCGAGTCGTGCGAGGCACCAGGCACCAACTCAAAGGTTGTGTACCTGCAATCTACTGAGCCGCTGCGAAAGGACAGCTATGTGTCCGACTTGCGCCTGGCGTCGTTTGGCGTTCTTGCAGGCGACGAGGTGTATCCGCTGCATATGGTGCGCCGTATGACGGTGGACGCACAGGAAACTAAAGCTGAGCAGGCGTCAGACCTCAAGGGTTTGGCAGCGCATGAGGCCGATCACTTGGTTGATTTGCCATGGGCAAGCGAGCCTCCGAAGAAGCGCGGAAGGCCACCGAAGGCATAAAAAAGCCGGTCAGCGCAAGGCGAGAAGCGCTAACCGGCCAAGTCTCGCGGAGATGGGGACGCGAGACGTGATACTAATACCGGGGAACAATGAATTACGCAAAGGATCGTTGGTGGAATGCTGAACCGTCGTTGCTCGCAGCTGAGACGATGGCAGAAGCACGCCGAGTCGATAACGTTACGAGCGTTCGGCGCATGCAGATGCTCGAATCTTATTGCTTGTACGGTGACGAGACTGCGATTCCAGAAAACGTAATTGAGCTTCGCGCGCAACCAAGCGTAACGCGCAATGTGCTGGCGCTTGCTGTTGACACGGTTATCAGCGAAATCACGCAAGCAAAGCCTCGTCCGATGTTCGTTACCATCGGTGGCGATTGGCTTGAGCAAGAGCGCGCGCGAAAGCTGACTTACTTTAACGATGCCGAGTTCGACCATTGCAACGTCCACGAGCTGGCAGAGCAGGCTGCCCGTGATGCCGTAATCTCTGGCCTTGGCATCCTTCGACCTCGGCGTGACCCCGCCGACGACACTAAGGTCATCATTGAGCGCATCTTCCCGCCCAACTTCCTAGTTGATGACCGTGGTGCGATTGACGTGGTGCCACGCTCGTTCTTTGTCCGTCATTTGCTCGACAAGTGGCAGCTTTGCGAGCTGTACCCCGATCAACGCGAATCCATCCAGATGGCTGCTACCGTCGATTCGTCGGCGTGGTTTAGCGATGGTCCTCGAGGTCAGGACCTCGTTGAGGTCATCGAAGCCGTGCATCTTCCGTCAAAGCCTGGCGCTACCGATGGGCGCCATGTGCTGTGCATCGCAGAGACAGTGCTGGTTGATCAGCCTTACGTCTACAATGAACCGCCGTTCGTATTCATTCGCGCTGTAAAGCCGATGCGGCGCTTCTGGGGGCTATCCTTGGTGCAACGTGCGGCGCCGACTCAAATCGAGCTCAATCGCGTCCTACGCCGCTGGAACGAGGCACTACGCCTTAACGCTACCTCGCTTTGGTTTATCAATCGCCAAAGCCGCGTTGTGAAGGCTCATATGGTGAACCAGGTTGGCGCCATTGTTGAGCACGATGGACCGCCACCGCAGCAGATGACGCCTGCTGTCATGCATCCGCAAGTCGCAGCGTACATTGAGCAATGCGAAGCACGCGTGTTCAAGTTGATGGGTGCAAGCGAGCTTGCTGCTACGTCGATGAAACCGGCAGGGCTTAACAGTGGCCGAGCGCTTCAGGTTTACAACGACGTTCAATCGAGGCGTTTTATTAGCCTTGAGCGAGCATTTGAGAACCTCTACGTTGACTTGGCCAAGTGGATAGTAGTTCTTCATACTGAGATTGCAGAGGACTACCCAGGCCATGAGATTGTGTGCTCAGACGGTCCTACGCGAACGACGCGCATTAAATGGTCCGATATTGACCTTGAAGAAGGTCGTTTCCGAGCGCGAGTTTTCCCGACCTCGGCGTTCCCAACGAACCCAGCAGCCAAGATCCAAGTGCTGCAAGACATGCTTGGCTCAGGCGTCATTGACCAGCAGAGCTTCTACGAGCTGGCGCTTGATGTGCCCGACCTTGAGAGCGTTCGAAACCGCGTAGTGGCGCCCATTGAGCTAATCCACAAGCGGCTAGCAAAGATGCTGTACGACAACGTGTACATGCCACCGGAGCCAGTAATGGACCTGGCGCTTGCGTTGCGTGAAACGACGCTAGCGATCCAACGCGCAGAGCTGGACGATATCCCCGAGGAGCGCGTTGACCTTTTGCGTCAATTCCTGACGCATGTGCAGATGTTGCAAGCGCAGGCGATGCCTCCGCCGCCACCTGGGCCTATGCCTGGCCCAATGCCTGGCCCTGGTCCGATGCCTGGTGGCGATATGGGCATGATGCCTCCAATGCCTCCAGAAATGATGGGAGGCGCGTTGCCTCCAATGCCGCCTGGGCCTCCAGGTATGCCGAGCTGAAAGGAACGAGATGGCTGAGAACGAAGTTACGCCAGTTGTTGAGCAGATCGTTGGCACTGGCTCTGAGTCTGTCGATGACCGTATTGCTGCCGCAGCAATGGCTCTAGGAGACGATGAACAAGTTGCGCCCACTGAGCCTGCTCCAAGCTCCGAAGATGCAAAAGAGGAGCAGCCAGAGCCAAAGGAAGGCCAAAGCCAAGACAAGGCCAAGGCCGCTGACGATGCGGAGCAAAAGAAGCCCCGCAACATGCTCCGAGATGTGGCAGCCGAGTGGGCGACCGCTCGCAGGATGCAGCAGGCGAACACTAAGCGAGCGCAAGAGCTGGAAGCGCGCCAGCAGCAAATCGAGCAAGAGGCTGCGACGGCTCGCGAGGTTGCTACGCTCATGCGTCACAACCCAATTGCGGCTGCGGAGCGCGTTGCACAGCTCGCCGGCATCTCTCCGCATGAATACCTCCAGCGTTTGCAGCTTGCGTACATCAATGGCGACAATTCGCAGCAACGGCCGCAGCAGGATGCGGCAATTGCTAACGAGGTGGCGCAGCTTCGAGCGGAACTGTACGCGGAGCGTAACCGTAGGGAGCAGGAAGAGCAGGCTCGCTACTACCAGCAGCAGGTTGCTGAAGTCACTACGACTGAAACGCAGAACCTTGTGGGACTTGCGAAAGCGTATGCCGATCAATTCCCCGCGCTTCAACACTTGTCGGACGATGCGCTTACGCGGCGAGTGAACGACGCTGTGCAGTTTTACGTTTCTCGAGGTGACGAGGTTGGTCGCTTTGAGGTCCTTAGCGCTGTGAATAACATCGTTAATGATACGCTTGCAGAATACGGGCTAACTGATAGTCTCAAGCAACGGGTTGCCTCCGCGCCCGCGCCTAACGGCGGTAAGCGGCAGGGGACAAACGCTGCGCCCACAAGGCAGCGCAACGGCTCAGGCCGGTACATCCCAACGAATGCGGCAGCCGCCGAAGGTGGCGCACCGCGACGAGCGATGACCGTGGAGGAGCGCTTGGCAGAGGCCACCAAAGTATTGTGGTCCGCTGACTGACTCTTGCGTCGTCACTCACAATCCCAATTTAATTTTCGAGGTACACAATGGCTTCTCTAAACATGTCGTCGTTCAGCTCCGCGCTGAAAATCCTTTATCCCGATTCGCTTGAGGAGGTTTGGTTTCCCGAAGCTCCGTTCCTTGCTTGGGTCCCGAAGTCCTACGACTTTGAAGGCGCTAGCAAGCAAAGCAACGCGATGTTTTCGGGCATCCGTGGCTCTACCGACTTCAGCACCGCGCTGAACGGCAAGTCGGTCCCGTCGCTTGCGAAGTTCAACGTCACCCGCAAGAAGGATTACGTCCTCGGCTCGATTGATAACGAGACGATGATGGCCTCTGCGTCGAACAAGGGTGCGATTGCCAAGGCGATCAAAACCCAGGTTGACGCGGCTGCTTACGAGTTTGGACGCTCGATGGCGGTCCAGGTTTGGGGCGATGGCAGCGGCGTTCGAGGCGTTGCTGGCGCGGTTGCGGCGTTCCCGGTTGTGACTCTTACTGACCGTCGCGATTGCGTTAAATTCGAGGTCGGTATGGTCCTTGAGGCCAAGAGCGCGGGCGGCGTTGTCTACGCTGGTTCGTTCTTGGTTACGGCAATCGACATCGACGCAGGCACCATTACGCTTGCCCTCCAGGGTGGCGCTGTTGCTCCGATTATCGGTGACTTGTTCGCTCGTCAGGGCGACTTCCTTGCTGGTACGGGCAACTCCAACTGCATGAGCGGAGTATTTGCCTGGATTCCGGTTGCGGCGCCTACGGCAACCCCGTTCTTTGGCGTTGACCGTTCGGTTAACCCGGTTCGCCTCGCTGGTGGTCGCATCAAGGGCGGCGCCAAGACGATTGAGGAGGTCATCTTTGACAGCCTTGCTCGCGGCAAGACGAACGGCGGTAAGTTTGACACGGTTTGGATGAACTCCGAGCGCGCTGCCGAGCTTCAGAAGTCGATGCAGGCGAAGGCTTTCGTTGATGTCCAGAGCGCGGGCAAGGCCAAGGTCGGTTTCCAGGGCTTTAACCTGGTTACCAGTTCTGGCAACCTCACGGTGCTTGACGACCCGACGTGCCCCTACGCTTACGGTTTGCTCTCGAACCGTAGCGCCTGGGAGTTTGCCACGCTTGGTGACGCACCGCACTTTGCCGAGGAGGACGGTCGCCGGTTCCTTCGCGAAAGCGCGAGCGACGGTATCGAGTTCCGCCTTAAGATGTACGGCAACCTCATCTGTCAGCGTCCCGTTGACAACATGGTCATCGATTTCGATGGCGTGTGATTTGCGGCTTAATTAGGAGAACAGAACATGCCTATCAAGACTTCTACGGACCTTATTAAGGCCCCTGCTCACGCGCTTGGTAACCCCGATGACGTTGACTACGCGCTTCGAACGCGCGTCCTTCGCATCAAGCTTCCGATTGATGCCGCTGCAAGCACGGCAACCGAGCACTTGCTGGCGATTTCGGAGGTTCCGATCATTATCAATAGTATTGAAATTCTTCCGCAAGGCGCAGTCGTTGCGGACAATACGGACTACGCGACCATTGCGTTGCAGACTGGTAACCTTGCGGCTGGTGCGCTCGCTACTGCTATCGCTAGCAAAGATACGCGTGCAGCTTCGCTCAATGGTTTGACCGCGAATACCGTTGCTGTGATTGGTGGCGGCCTTACGGCTGCTGTAGCAGTCGATCAGCGAATTTCGCTTAACGTTACCAAAGCCGGTGCTGGCAAACAGCTTCCGGTGCTGTTGGTCGAGCTGACGTATCAGCTTGCGTGATTGGAGTAAAACATGAGCACGACCGCAAAAGGTATGTACCATCCCTACGGGCACGCCCGTGGGCTTACGGTCGGTTCGTTTCGCATTACGGCGAATGCGACTCCTACCGTACAGGATGACCCAGGCGGCATTGTTGCCTCGGTCGCGAAACCTGGCGCAAGCACTGGCGTTTATGTCATCACGCTGAAGCGTCGTTACAGCCGCATCCACGGTTTGGCGAACAACAATAGCGTGGCTGGCTTGGCGTCTAGCGTTTCAGCAACCACTTCTGGTGGAACCGCTGATAACACGATCACGATTCAGATCGTGAACGGCGCTGGTGCAGCCAATGATGGCGCTGGGTCGGTTTCGACCATTGCGTTCTTTGGCTACGACGCGTGATTGATAGGAGGTCTGCATGGCTGCTTACGTCACACTCGCAGAAATGCGAACCCGTGCCCGCGAACTTGCGGACATGCAGACCTCCAACCAGGCAGCAGCTTTCGTTACCGACGCAGAGCTGACCCGCGCGATCAACCGCAACATTAAGCAGCTTTATCAAAAGCTGATTATCGCTCGCGGAGACGACTACTACGCCCAAACAACGAGCGTAGCTGTTATTGGCTCTACAATTCTTCTCACGCTGTTTTCGCCTCCGTTCATGTCGCTTCTGTCACTTTCTGTGACTGACGGAACGCGCGTTGTATGGGTGCCAAAGTTTAGCCTTAAGCAATGGGCAGAACTTAAGTACCTCGAAAACGTCGGCGTAGCGGACCTTGGGATGTACCGTTACAGGCTGATGAACGATAGCCTTGAGATTCGCCCAGCTTGCAAGAATGCGAGCCACTCGTTCATCCTGCATTACCTTCCAGCGTTTATCCCGCTCGTTAACGACGCAGATACGTTTGACGGCATCAATGGCTGGGAAGATTGGGCCTGTTATGGCGCTGCCATTGACATGCTCAACAAGGAAGAGTCGCTCGAGCAGGCACAAGGCTTAATGGCGCAGCGCGCCTTGCTTGACGACCAGATTGAAAAGCTTGCAGGCAACCGAGACGCAGGCATGCCAGAGGTCGTTGGCGACACCATGCACGACTTTGGCGACTACTCGGCACGCAGGCTCCGCAACGACTGGAACTGGTGACGCATGACGCGCGCTAGGGTGCTTCCTAAGCAAGGCGTCAGACCTGAGTCCGATTCGTTCGCAAAGTCGCAGCTTGCGGCAGCAGTTGACGCTCAGCGACTCGACGCAAACCAGCTACCGTTCAATCGCGGCCTGTGGCTTCGTAGCATTCGAGTGCCAGCAGCGGGCAGCGTTACCGTGGCGCATAATCTTGGCCACGTCCCAAGCGGCTATATCATCACCAAAATGATTGGCGGATCGACGGTCTACCTGTTTACCCAAAGCTCGTTGACTGACTCGCAAGTGACGTTCTCAAACTCTGGCGGCGCCGTCATTACCATCGACGTTTGGATTTTCTGACATGCCAAGAGCACAAGCTTTCATTCCGCTTTCCAAAGGTATCGACCAAAAGCTCGATGAGAGGCTTCGAGAACCTGAGTCATTGGCACAGGCCACGAACGCCTATTACCGGCGCAATAATGGCCTTACGAAGCGCCATGGCTTCACTCCCCTAACCTCGACCGGCTACACGCACGATGGCCCATCCAAAGGGCTGCTATCGACTGGCGATGAGCTGCTCATCCGAGGTTATCGGCGCCTGTGGGCGTACAACGAGAGCAACGCGCTGGTTAATCCACAGTGGCTTTCAAAGGGTGACGTTTCGCCCTTCACTGGCCAGCAGCGCACGGTGTTTAACGATGCGCTGAGCATCCCAAGCTCTGACTCGTGCCATTCAGGCGGCTATACCGTTCATGCGGCAGCTACGATGCGGTTTGCTGGATCGCTTCCAGGCGGCGGAACCGCAACGAGCCTGGTCTACAAGGTAGAAACTGAGCAAGGCGCCAACGAGATCAAAAGCACGACGACTATCGTTAGCGATGCTGGAACTAACGTAGAAATCGGAGCCGCTCGAACGGTTGCAGGTTCAGCGGCTTTGGGTGCAAGCGTCGTGCATATCGGTTGCGCTCGCTACGCCACAACGGCGCTTGAATGGTATCGGTGGAGCTCCGCCACGCCAACGATAACACCTGCACTTGCAATCAGTCACCTTGACCTTTACACGTTGGCCCTTGGCGATTCCGGTAACGACCGCCATTACGATGCAACCTCTCTTGGATCGTGGCCGACCGGAGCATCGGGCCAATGGGCGTATTGCTACGTCAAGCTAAACCCAATTGGCAGCCGCACCATTTATGTGGCTCGCATGTTTGATGGCGTCACGCTTTCAAGCTGGCAGATTCCATCGCCTGCTGGCCAGCAATGGGAATACTGCGCCATCGCTGATGGTCCGATTGCCAATCAAATCTATGTCGTTGGAACGGACACAGCATCCAACACGTATTTGTACGCGTATACACAGTTTGGCGTGTTTGTTTGGTCCAAGCTGATGCATGCAGCATCGACCGGAACGGTTCACGGATGTTCAGTTGTCGAAGGAACGCAGAACGGAAACAACCTTGTTCTCGTTGCAACGAACAACGGAAACGTTGGCCTTCCGCAGCGTTATAGCCTCGACATGAGCGCTACCGATCCAACAGGCGCTTTGCCTTCGACGCGAACCGTAACGCGCAATATGTACGCGTTTACCAAGCCATGGAACGCTGGTGGACGGTTCTACATTGTTGGCCGGTGCAGATATGGCCAAGGCAACACCGTTGGTCAGCTTAACTACGACAACGGCTATTGTGCCGAGGTCATCTTTGACGTGTTTAGTTCTGCTGTAACGGCAATTGTCCCTCAACCGCAACTGGTTGGGCGGTACGACTTTGGCGTCGTTCCATCGTATTCTGCTCAAACGCCAAGCCAGGAATGGACGTTCACGCGCGGTTCAATGCAGACCGTGCAACAAGGCATGACGTATACGAGCGGATACCGTTACGCCACGCAACGAATCGTAAATCGCGTTCCGTTCAAGTTTCCAACGTTCGCTGGCGACTTTGCCGAGTTGGACTTTGCTGGCAAGTGCACCCAGGTTGCCACGACGAGAGGCAGCGCAACGCTTGGTGGGGCTAACGTTGCTTGGTACACGGGTCAGTCCGTGTATGAGCTTGGCTTTTCAAGCGGTCCAGTCATCTCCGAGATGACTAGCGCCAACGATGCAGCAGCAACGCTTACTGCTGGTCAGACATACACCTACGTCGGAGTGCTTGAGAGCTACGACGAAAAGGGCAACCTAACCAGGTCAGTCCCAGGTCCACCATGCTCCTATACGGTGCCAGGCGGCGGTGGCACCCATCACGTTGATGTGACGTTCTACACGATTGGAGCAAGCGAGCGCTATTCATCGCAAAAGCGTTTCGCTGTGGTGCTTTATCGTGCAGACCAAGACGGCGTGTTTCAGCGATGCACGCAGCCATTCGTCAACTCGTTCGACCAGCAGGCAAATCAATATTTCCCAGTCATTCGCGACATGGGAGAGCAATACGACGCCATCTATACGCAGTCTGGAGCCGAGGTCGAGGCGAGCGGCCCCGATGGCGCAGCGTTCGTCATGGTAGGAACCAAGCGGGTTTGGCTGGCTGGTTTCTTTCGTCGTGATCGCATCCAATATTCAAAGCTCTACAACCCAGCGACGGCCAACGAGTATGCGATTGCGCCTGAGTTCAACGATGCTTTCTCGTACCTGTTGCCAGGTGGCGAGTCCGTTACCGGCCTCGGTGAACTAGACGACAAGCTGATTGTATTTACGAAATCCAAGATTTTTGCCATTGCTGGCAACGGTCCAGATGACGGCGGAAGAGGCAACGACTTTTCTGGCCTCCAGCTTGTGGCGAGCGACACGGGCTGCATTGACGCTCGAAGCATCGTAGCAACGCCTGCGGGTATTTTCTTCCAAACGCTGGCAGGCATCTTTGTGCTTGGCCGTGACCTCCAGCTTAACTTTGCTGGGTCAGCTGTACGCGACATCACCGATGCTTACACCGAGTGTACGAGCGCTGTCCTGGTGCCGAAAGACAGCCACGTCAGGTTTACGCTACGCAACGGCGAGAACGGCCTAGTTCTCGTTTACGACTTCGACCAGGGCGCATGGTCACGCTGGGACATAAAACGCATTATAGGAGCCGCCCAGCTCGTTCTGGACCCTGTTGGCGCGTGCCTACACAAGGACGTTTACCACGTCCTCGCAAGTGATGGTCGAGTCTACAAGGAAGATGTCTCTACGTATTTCGACCACAATACGATCTACGTCCCAATGAAGATCGAAACCGGGTGGCTTCAAGCGGCGCAGCAAAGCGGTTGGCAGCGCATTCGACAAGTGGCGGCGCTTTGCAAAGCAAACAATCCGCACTCCCTAACGATGTCGCTGTATCAGGAGTTCGACGGCTCTACGCCGACGCAGACGTACACCTGGACAGAGGCCACGCTAGGCGCTCAAAAGCTGCAAGAGCTTGAAGTCATGCGCGTTAAGCAGCAGAAATGCACGGCGTTTAAGGTGCTGATTGAGGACGCATCAAGCGCTGGAACAACGACCGGTCAGGGTTACGACTGCTCAGGATTCAGTGTAGAATTGTCCGGTAAGCGCGGCCTGTATAAGCCTGGAACGCAGCAAAGGAACTAAGCCATGCCAGCAACATATGAAGAATTGATGGGCCGTGCCCAATCCGCAGTTGGCAAGGC